CGAGCGGTAGATGTTGCTCAGAATCCACCCGCCAAACGCCCCGGCGAGGCCAATAGCGATGTTGAACAAGATCTGAAAGTCCATGCTTATTCTTGCACAAGCGCGTTGATGGGGCCTTCGTAGTATGGTCCAGCCATACCGCCACGTATAGTCATAAGCGGCATATTGGACCACGGCTGCTGCACGACCGGCGGGCGGTTTTGGTCAATCATGAATTGCGCCAACCGATTGACGTCGCGCGCGCGCATGCGACTACCCACTTCGCGCGCTGCCAACCCCGCGCCTGCCAGCCCAGCGCCATAGGGGCCGGATACGGCCGTAAAGATCGCGGCGGCAGGCGTCATCGGCGTAAACTTGGCGACGACCCGCATGAGGTCTTGCGACTTTGACCCTCGCGCGGCTTTGCGAATTTCTTCTTGCTCAGCTTTGGTAAAAAACCGCATCTGCTTGTCGTTGCGTGCCAGCTTGTTGAGCGCGTTAGACAGCGCCTGCTCACGGCTGACATTGCTGAAATCAGCCTTGTCGATCATATCCGTAAAGATTTCGCTTTTTTTCATCTTGGCGTAGTCCGCGCGGGCTTCTTTCCAAGCCTCAATCGCCTTTGGCGTTCCGCCGATCAGCTTATCTTCCGGTGTGGTCAAGATGTAGTTGTCAAACTCATCCATCAGTGCGGACGCAACGCGGCGCTCGTCAGCACTAGAACTGGCTTTGGCGTTGCCAATCACTTTTCGCAGCGACTGAATCTCTACAACGTCTTTCGGCACGTCTTTGCGCAATTCTTCAATGGCCGATGCGACTTTCGGATGCTGCGTCGGCGTGTAACCTTCTTTCGCGCGCAACAGCGTCGGCAGGTAATCTGCCGCTTCGGTAAACACTTCGCGCGGCAACTTAAAGCCGGACTTGTCGAGAATGTCGTAGTTCTCTTGCGCGCGCGCCGCCAGATCTTCTGCCGTTTTGCCTTGCGCCCGCTGCTTTGGCCGCACGCCAGTAGCTGCACCCGTAGCCATGCCAGCCAACATGCCCGCGCCCGGACTGCCGGTCAGTTCGCTGACACCTTGCGCGGTGGGGGCGCCTGCCCCCGCCGCAAGGTACTGCGTCTTCGGCAGTTCGCTGATAGCTTCGCCAATCGCTTGCGGGCGCCCCGCCATCGTGCGAGCCATCGTCTGACCGGCGCGGATTTGAGACCCGGGGCCGATAAGCCCCTCCGCGCCCGCTGCTACCATCCGCTCCTTGAACGTCTCGGGGCGCGGCCCGGGTAGCATGTTGCGGATCGCTTCCGAAGGCAGGCGCACATTCTGGCCTAACAGCGCGTTGTACGCCGACGTTAGCGCATCCGCGCCCGGTACGGCCAGCGAGCCAATGACGGCGCCGGGCGCAGCCAAACCGAACGGCGCGCCCAGCAGCGCCCCGCCCGCCGCGCCCAGTGCTACCGGCGACGCTGCTTTGCCTGCCACGCCAAGATAGCGCGCGCCGGTTTCGGTAGCGGTTGGGGGCGGGGCGACGCGGGCAAGGATGTCTTTCGGGAGGCCGCCTTCGCGCACTGCCGCGTCAACTAGCTCGGGGCGCTCTCGCTCAAGATAGTCAAGAATATCTGCGTCGCTAAGCCCCGCGCGGCGCGCGGCGTTAACTTGGTCGCGGATGCTGTCAGCCATGTCGCGCCTTTACTTAATTAGCGGGGGAAAAATTGTGCCGGGTCGGGCTTTGTGCCCGGCCTAGGCGCGCCGCGCGGCCCCGCAGGCGCCGCTGGTGCAGCGGGCCGTTTTGGACGTTCCGCCCACGGCTTCATGCTGGGGTAGTCAAAGATAGACTTGTTGCCCGGACCTTCGTCCCAAGCCGCATCCGCGCCGTCGTAAGTCTTATGTTTCCTATGCCAATCGTCGTAGAATTTTTTCTCCGCTGCGGCCATTTCTGCTTGCGCGCGCACCGTTGCGATAATGAACTTGTTAGCTTCCGTAGTGTTTGCAATGTTGGCGTAGGTCTCATTCAAACGCTGGAAGTCTTGGTTTGTTTGCGGGCCTGCTTGCAGCGACTGCAAGCCGAACACTTGTTCGCTAACTTTGGCCTGAAACACTTGCGCATTTGTCGCAAAATCTTCTGCGGCAGAAACCCCAAGCGCACCCAACACCCGCGAAGCCTCGCGTTTAATAGGCGCAGTAAACCCAGTTTCAAAACCGGAGTTTAGGATGCGCTCAAGTACAGCAGAATTTTGCAGGTTGCGCTGCGCAACCTTAGCGCGGTTTCGCACGTCATCGTATTGCTTAACAAGCAGCGCGCCCCGCGCAGTCTGCTCGGCTTTTTCTTGCGGGGGTAATCCGACCTGAACACTAGACGCCGTCGCTTTTTTCAACGCGAGCTTCGACGCGGCGAACCCTTGGTCTGACAACCCGCGCACATAGTCCAAGTATTCGCGTCCGTATTGCCGCTCAAGATTGAGGTAGAACTGACCGGCTTCGTCTTGGAATTTCTTCACCAAGTCAAAGTCACCGCGATCTTTGGCGATCTCAGCCATCAGCTTTAGCTGTGTGCCCATGTCCACAGCTTGCTGCACGCCCGCTACATCTACATTCAGGCCAGACAATGAAAACTCTGGACCTAGTTTAGTGCCTTTTGACGCACCTTGTGATTTGGTTACCTGTATGGCCTTTCCCGCTTCGCGCGCGATGTTTTTGATGGTGTGCTGTTGTGCCACCACTGCGCCGCTTTGGCCGACACGCACAATGTAGTCGTCCAATGCGCCGCTTTGCTCCGCATTGTCAATCTGCGTTAACACTTCTTCCATAGGCGGCGCGCGGCGCGCATACCAATCGTTGTTGTACAAGTTGGCGAAGTACGCCTTGACCGCAGCGCCAGACATCCCGGGGCGAAGTTGCTCCGCCAAGCGTTTGCCCGTCTCGGCGAACAAGGATTCCTCCTTAGTTTGCCGTTCCAGCCGCGCAGCCTGAAGTTTTTGTTCTGCTTCTCGCTGCGCTACGCCCAACTTAGCAAATTCAGGTATTTTCCCGCCCAAGTTAAACCTTGGGGCATTACGAGACAAAAAGTCGTAATCAACCCCGCCTTGCTCGCTGAACGCTCCCGGTTCGCTGAGCAGTTTGTTGAGCGATTCTTCCTGCTCAAACTCGCGCCGCGACTTTTGAAGTTGCAGCGCGTTCATCTCCTGCTGTTGGCGCGCGCCGCGAATCTGCTCAAACTGAGCGAGCGTGTTCAGCAGCGGCTCGGGCTGCTGCGGCTTGAATTGCGAGAGGATAGAGACGTCAATCGGCATGGCAGCACCTTAAGGTCTGTTTGGAGTAAGCTCGACTAAGTTTCGGTTGCCGAACCCGCCAAACAAGTTGCCGAAACTGAACCCACCGCCGCCTTCGTTACCCGCGAGCTGGTTCAGCATGGCGCCCTGCATGTAGGAGCTACCCAGCCCTTGCAGCCCGCTTGCCAGCGCGTTCGCGCGGCCCATGTACTGACTGGCGCGGATGTTGCCCAGCGAAGTCATACCCTCGCCCATCTGCTGACCGTAGCTGCCCGCCGCGCCGGTCAAGACGTTGGCGGCGGTTTGGCCACCGCCCATCAGCGACTGGAGCGGGTTCAGACGCGCCTGCCGCTCAATCTGGAAGCGGTTGAAGGCGTTGCCGTACTCTTGGCTGGCGAGATCCTGGCCGAAGCGAGTGATGCCCCGCAGCGCGTTGCCCGACAGCATCCCGCCGCGAGCGGCAGCGGAGCGCTCCAGCGCCCGCATACCCTCCTGCATGCGGAAGGCGTAGCCGGGGTCTTGCTCAAACGCCTGCATGTCGAACGGCCGCGCCATCGTGCCGTAGTCGCCCGCCGTCGTGTCGGGACCAAGACCCAGCAGCGTCATCAGCCGGTTCTGCGCAGTCAGCCCCGCCTGCCGGAACGGCTCTTGCAACTCGACCTGCCGCTCAAACATTGCGGCTTGCGCGGCCATCGCGTCGCGTTGCGCGGCGGCTTGAGCGTTAGCGGCGTCTTTTGTCGCTTTGGCGCCGAGCAGCCCGCCAACAATTTGGGTGCCGCCCATAATTGCGGCTGCGGCAAGCATACTCATGTCAGCACCTTCAGTTTGTTACCCGGCAAGAACGGGCTTGTCGGGTCTGGCTCAACCAATTCATCTTCCGCTTCCTCAACGCCAGTTGCGTCGGTGCGGTGGATGGTCATGTATAGCACATCTGTGAGAGCAAGCAACGCCCGTTTCGTTCCGGGCGCGCTGCAATGCAGGAACGGCGCGTGGATCTCTTCCGCTACGCCATCGCCCTCAGTCACCGCCAACACGCCCTGCACCAACATGAAGAAGTGCTCGCGCTTGTGAACCTTGCCCACCACCAGACATCCAGCGGGCTGCACCACCTGACGGCAGTACATGCCGCCGTGAAACACATGTTCCGTGAGCGGCTCGATCTGCGGCAGCGTCAGCAGTTCTGCTTGCAGCGCGCGGATCTGTTCGCGCATCAGTACATCCGTTTCACTTTACCGCCCGCCGACCGACCTGTGTTGTAGGAGGTAATCTCCTCCCCCTCAATCGTTTCTTGTTTCATCGGCTTGATGATGGCCTCGTACTCTTTGTCCGTTGCGGCCTGCTTGCGCTTGCGCATGGTCTTGGTCCAGTTCTCGGGCGTCTCGTCGGCGCGGCGGGTGTGATATTTCTCGCCCTTGAATGAGAACACCTCTTCGCCCCGATCCCGTGCGTCCGCGAACGCCTGTTCAAACTCGCTAAGTTTTTTAGCCATGTCTTACTCGTAGAGAATGTTCACGCTGCCAGCGTCGAACGTCTGTGTACCATCAATGTACAAGCGCAGACGGTCGAGCGTCGCCGATAGCGCCTTGTTGCCGCCCGTGACGTGGCTGACAAACGGCGAGGTCACCAGCGTCGAACTGGACACCCATGTGTTTGTGCTGGCGTCGGTCAGCATCAGAAAGATCATGCCGTTCAGCGTACCGGCAGCAGTCACGCCGTTGGTCAGGACAAACCCGCCCTGCCCCGTGCCTCCAATGCCCGCAACGCCTGTGTTGGTCGCCGCGATGCCAAACGAATTGTAGTTCGTCGTTTCGTAGCCGCCAGAATCACCAAGCTGCACAATAGGCGTCGAAGTGCTGCTGGTAGAGAGCCCGTTCAGCCCAATGGTGATCTTTTTCACCCACGCCGGAATGCCGGTAAACGTCAGTTCCGTTTGTCCAGTAGCCGCAACCAGCGTGCCGCTCACTAGCGTTGACGCAAACCCAAGATTGCCGCTGCCGTCAGTCTTGAGGAACTGCTGCACGGTGCCGTCAGCGTCCGGGAGCACAAACGACTGATTGGCGGCGAGCGTCGCAGGCGCCTTCAATTCGACGTAGTTCGTGCCGTTGTCGGTGTCCTCAAACAGCCGCACGACGCCCGCGCTGCTGCTGGTGCCCGTGGCGTTGACGACGGGGGCGTTGACCGTGGCGCTGCCGGTGACGTCCTGCGCCGACACGTCGCTGTCTTTCAGCAGCACGCCGTCGATGGTCACGCCGACCCCAGGCGTCGCCTCGGTGATGACGTCTACCGCCGGGGTCACCAGCGTCGGTGCGTTGGCGAACACCAGCGCCCCGGTGCCGGTCTCGTCCACCATCGCCGCGCGCAGGTTCGCCGACGTCGGCGTGCCCAGCCACGTCTGGATGCCGGTCGCCAGATCCGCGACCGATATGTCAGAACCGATATTGTCTACCGTCCAGACATCAACGTCGGCGGCTGTCTTGAGCGCGAGTTTGTACGTGCCCGCGCCAAACCATACGCTTGCCTCGCCGCGCGAATCCAGAATGACGGGGTTGGTGTTTGTCGTCGAGCCGCTTTCGTCCGTGTAGGTGGCTTGCGGCGTAGTGGTGCCAGCAATGTAGGAATAGAGTCGCCCTCCGACCAATGGATCGCCGTTGGCGTCGAAGAACTGGAGTTTCGGCTGCGGCGCGATGGTTGCCATATCAATCCTTACTGTTGGGCCTGCTGCACAGCCAGCACGATAGCGGGCGCGTCCGGGCCGACCGTCAACCCGGTGACAGTCTCAATGGTTACGTCGGTGTCGTTAGAAGCGTAAGCCATCTCGATGTAATCCCCGGCCTGCAACGAGAATGTCTCCACAAGCGGCAGCGGGATGTGGCCACCATTGATGTTGACCGTCACCAGCCGCGACGTGTTAGGGATTGCGGTTCCGTTTTTCTTGAACCACACCGTCACCGTTTTGGCGTTGCTGCTGCCGCTGGTTAATTGTACCGTAGCCGAGAACTGATAGAGGCCCGAGACGCTCACGACGATGCGCGAGGCGGGCGTGCCGATGCTGATGCCGTTGGCGACTTGGGTATTGTCAAACGTCAACAGGTACTCGGTGTCAGTAGCGACAGGCGCGGCGTCGGTCGTCTTGGTGAATACGCCGTAGTATTGCTGCTGCTGAATCGTCGGGCGCACGAAGATGACGCCGTTCGTCGCCACGGTCAGCACTGCGGCCACGGGGATGACGTTGTTCGGCGCGGTGGGCTTGACGTTGGTCAGACCGCCTGCGACCGTCGTAGACGGGTACAGGATGTCGCCGACGCTAAACAGCGTGGTGTCTACGTCCCGCACCGCGCCCCACACGGTACAGTAGCCCTGCTGCCCGCTGTCAGGTAGCGCGTGCGTCATGACGCCAAGGATGTACAGCGACGGCTGCGAGCCGTTGGCGAGGTACGGCGCGACGGCCAGCGCCCCGCCCGCCCCTACGCCCGCGAAGCCGACAACTGTGCCGTTGGGGATGGCGCTGCCGGTCTGGTTCTCGACGCGAGCGTAGAGTTCCAACCCCATCTGCTGCACGACGCCGTAGTCCATCCCCAGCGACAGCGTGTCGTCTGACGTATCCCAAGCCAGCGTGCCGGTGCCGAACGACACTGGCGGCAAGGGGTTGGTGTTGAAGGAGATTCGACGGACGTTATCAAAGTTGACCTCGCCGCCAATAGCGTCGGTCTCGACCAGCAAGCCATAGAAGAACCGATACCACTCCCGGGACATCAGCCCCGTAGCGACGTCCAGCAGCGGCACCCGCGAGGCGGGGATTTGAGCGGTAACGTCAGCCATTAGTCGGACTGAGCTGCAACTCAGCGCCCATGATGGCGATCTTCACCGGATCGGTGCCGCTGACTTCGTAAACGCGATCACGCAGCTTAAGCGTCATGCCGAGCCGCCGCCACAGCACGCGGCGATAATGCTCGCCGATGCGCCCCATTGAGCGCCAATGTTCGCCGGACCATGTATGCCCGCCGTCGTCGCTCCAGCGCAGCATCACTTGCGGGTCAGTACCTTGATTGACGAACAAGCTGACAATAATGCTGTCGCCATCTTCAGCAATCAGTTCGTCGCCATCTTCAGCCAGCAGGCCAATGATTTCTGTGCCAATGAACCCATCCAGTCCCACGCCTGCTTCGCAGTCGAGTTGCAGGCTGTGGTGCGCGGTGCGATTTAGGTTGTTCTGCCCCGGCGGTAGCGCCCGCCACGACCGCACCCACTTTTGGATCTCGCCTGCGTCAGAGTAGACCGTCATGTCGAAGGCGTAGATCTTGCCGTTCTGATAGTCGCCGACGATGACTTCGCCGTTGTACGCCATCTGGCAGTTGCTGCGATGCCGCCCGAGGCGGCTGGTGATCCAGCTAGCCCGCTCGTGCCATGCGCCGGTCGCCACGTCGTAGACCCACGTCGCGTTCGCCGTGGGGAACGTCAGGACGTAGAAGCTGTGACCGTCCTGCTGGTAGGTGTAGCCGATGGCGTCGTCGATGCGCGAGTACGACTGAATCTGCCACTCGATAGCGTGCGTGCTGATCCGCGTGCCGGTGTAGCCGTTGCTGCGGTAGACGATGCCCTTGCCGCGCGCGTCCGCGCCCAGCCAGAACAGCCCGTTGTCCAGCTTGGCGACGCTGTACGAGGCTGCGCAGCCCAGTTCGTTAAATGCACCTTGAATGCGCTCTAGCGGGAAGTCAGTGCCACCTGCGTTGTACCAGACTTCGACCGACGAAGTGCCGAACAGCCACACTTCGCGGTGGTCAACGATCAACGACACCAGACGATCCGGCGAGCCTTCCGCGCTGGCGAAGTCCAGCGGATCAACGCTGCTACCGTCCAGCAGTTGCGTCACCCAAAACTTCTGCGAGTCGGGCTGCTGGAAAACGAAGTAGCCGTCCAAAAACGACACCGTCTTCGCACCCTCAAAGTCGGGGTCGGTGATCTCCGCGAAGACGCCCGTGGTCGCGTTGTAGATGTAGCTCTTGGGGTCGCAGGCGACGAACAACTGCACCCCGTTGTCTGCCATGCTGACCGGCCCGCTGCCGCTGACCGTACCCAGCAGCGTCACGTTGTAGTACTGGTCAATGCGGTACAACTCCACGCCGCTGACGACGTAGCCGAACCCGCCATACGCCAGCATCCCTCGGATCGGCCCGGTGCCCACGGTCGCCAGCAGGCGCAGCCCAGGCGCCCGCATCAGGAAGGCAGGCTCTTTGCCGCCCTCCGGTACCGCCTCGGGGTAGAGGTTGACCATGCGGCTGTCCGCAGCGTTGACGCTGCGGGCGACGTAGCTGGCGCCGAGGATTGGGGTTTTCATTAAGCGCCGTTGTCGCTGAACGCAGACACAATCCACTTGCCGCGCGATTCGCTGTAAACAAGCGTAACCATATCGTCTGCGTTATCCAACGATACGCTAGCGCCAGGGCAGACGATATTTCCAGCTTCGGTAAGCACTACGGTGCGAGCGCCGTTCGCGGCTTGCAGGCGCAGCACCATACCATTGACGCCGTTGTTGATCGTGTCAAGGTCGTCAGTCGCCGCGTCCCCTTCTGTGTCTACAATGTGAAAATCAGTGGTCGGCGTTACCGCGCCAGAGGCGATAGTCAGCTCAATTCCTTTTGCGGTTCGATCTGCATCTACATAGCTAAACCTGTCGCAACCGGCCGCAAGAGTGACCATTCCGACGGTGTTAGCGGTGGTTTTTGTGTTGTTGCGCGCTTCACCAGTCACTGACGCGCCTGTGATACTAATGGGCTCGGCGGTGTACCGTTCAAAACGGTTATTGACGACAGCCAGCCCGGTTACATTTGCTCCGATAATAGAATTGGCGAGGCCACCTACCGCAGGCGTGTTGAAGTAATTGCCGTCAATGACGACAGAAAAACACGCCGCTGAATTGCCAACGCGGATATCCGCGGTTCCGTTGGCCTCAAAGTAACAACCTTTGAAATTGAGGTTGTAGGCTGCATCTGCGTCTACGCCAATCGTGCTGTTGAGTTCAATGGCGGCGCCTATAAAATTGATTCCTAGGCAAGCGTTGAGATCAAGGCCCGTGTTGTTGCCTTCAATTTGGCCTCCGACAAATGCAGCAGAGTTTAGCGCGGCTGCAACGCCGGTATTTTGGTTGATTTGCATTCCAATGTCCCATCCAGAGATAAGAACATTGGTCATTGTTATGTTCCACGAACCGGAGATGCGCAAACCAGTGCCGTTTTTTCCGTCCGTGCGGATTAGATAGACGTTGTTCAAAAACCACCGCGTCGTTCCGTCAGCTACGGCGCCAGATACGTCAAGCGCCACGCCGGATGCGTCAGAACGATAGATGCGCAAGTTTTGCGCGCCAGCGTAGTTCATGGACGACGCTTGGGCGTTTGAAAACACCACGCCCGCGCCGCTGCCTACGATAGCCGATCCAAAACCTTCACCAGAAAAAATGACCCCTCGATCTACGGTAACGCTGCTTTCAATTTTATACGTGCCGCGAGGAAAATATACCGTACCGCCGCCCGCGTTAAACACCGCAGTAGACGCCGCTTGTATCGCGGCCGCGTCGTTTGCTACGCCGTCCCCAACCGCGCCGTACCGTTTTACGTTGGTGACCCCCGTTCCTACCGTTGTCACGGAAGTTTGCTTCGTGACGCCAGACTGCACCACAGGCACTAGCTCCGCGCCCGTGAGCGGGAGCGTAGCGGCGGGGAGTTCAGAGATTCGGACGTTAGCCATTAGTAATTCCCGGCGTAGACGTTATAGCGACCGCGTCGTGCCACGATGCTGTATGGCATTGACATGACGTCATCGGGGAAGTTGACGCGCTTCAGGTTGCGCTTGCTGGTCATGGCGATCCGCTGCACTGTCGGCGGCGCCTCGACGCCAAACTCAGCCGCGATCTCGCAAGCGAGGTTGTACTTGAAACAGCGCAGGTATCCTGGCGGGAAGGCCAGCGTCGTCGCCGCGACGACAGGCTGCGTCAGCGGTTCGATGGACACGAAATGCCACTCCAACGGCCGAGTTGCCACCGGGTAGATGGTCATCTCGATGTTGGGGTTTGTGAAGTTCGGCCATATGACCTGCGGGTAGGTAGCGGAGACCGTCTTCAGCGCGATGCCGTTGTACTGCTGCTGGTTGATGATCTTGATGCCGTAGCTCAGACCATTTGCAGGATCGCGGAAGTAGGTGGCGTCGTCCAACTGCACCGGACGCCCGCCTACGAAGTCGCCCGTCGGCCCCAGCGTGCGGGTCGCGGTGCCCTGCGGCCACGTAAAGACCTGATCTTGCGTGGCGTAGACCATCAGCCGCTCAAGATTCCAGCTATCAATCATCTGCTGCATCGCCGCGAGCGCGTCTTCCGTCGTCGCGGCTGAGGGCGCCTCGCCCTCCGCAAGCTGGCCAATCAGGCGCAGCGCTGCGTTAATCTGGTCCCCGGCGGTCGTGCTCATGGTTCACCCTCGGTCGGCCACGCCGCGCCACGACTAGCTCATTGGGCGCAAGGTCTTCGCCGGGAGTATACCTCTCCCAGCCGTTTTTCTCATCTGCTTCCGCCTCGGCCTCGGCAAT